TTATTGGTACATTTGCGGGTTTAATCGTCTGTTTTCTTCCTGACAAAAACGCTCAAAGTCCGTCCATTCTTCCGGGTGGGCAAGGCGGTATTCCACGTCGTCCACAATAATGACAGCATAGCGTTTATGCAGCGGTGCAAGGTCGTTCACGATCTCCCCGCTGGGCAATTCATAACCGCCCTCGACCTGTTCAACCACAAGGACGCCATCTTTGCTTTTCAATGCCCGTTCCAGTGCGTCCAGCCTTGTTTTGTTCAACGTTTTCACATTACCGCCTCATTTCATCTTCAAGCGCCTGCAAGCGCTGTTCGTAGTCTACAACTTCGGTCATCCTCAAGCTGTATTCGCACAATGCACGGCACGCCGCAATCTGATACTGTGTCGGCTGCGCATCGTCCATAACAATAGAGGAAAGCCGCTCAATAGCAGGCGGCAGGGCTGCTTTTGCTTTGTTCGTGGCATCCTCCAGCAGTGAAGAACAGCGTTTTTTGTATTCTGCCAAAAATTCCGGGTCTTTCAGATAGAGCCGCATTGTGCGGCTTCCCACGCCTGTTTCTTGTGCTGCCGCCTTTACTGTGGGGGACGTGAGAAGCGCTGCAAGGGCTTTTTCTTTTTTAGGGGTCATATAATCACCTCATACAAAAGAACGGCGCAAGCCGTAGCCCGCGCCGCTGTGGAAGTCTTTTAGGTCGTTGCCTGATAATAGATGCCCTTTTTCTTGTTGTCCAGAACAAAAGCATCATAGCAGATGCGGCCAGTCACAACCGCGCCGCTGCTGTAGATCGTGTCGTTGTGGACGTTGAAGTCTTCCAGCTTGGTCGGGGCAACGGTGGCAGAGGGATGGGCAACCATAAAGCCAAACTTGGCAGGCAGACGGTTTGCAGGCACTTTCTGCACGTTCATGCCGTCAATGTTCGCAATAACGCCTTTCTGGCGCATCTCCTCGCCCACATCACAGTTGAGAACGATGCTCTCGCTCTGCTTCATAAGCTGATAGGTGGCAGGGGTCACAATCAGCACGCGGTCAGTTTCCGGAACCTCTGCATCATCCAGCGCGGCAGACGCTGCCAGAATATCGCTGTAAATGCTTTCGGCGGTAAGGGCCTTTGCGGCGGGCTTGGTGCCTGCGCCAGTACACATAACGCCGTAGGTGTAGCTGTCAACCTCCGGGATAACGACCTCACGATTCTGGCGGGCCAGTGCGGTAGCGGCTTCAACCTGCTGCTGGGTCTCGTCAGCGTCCAGCTTATCCACGTTAAAAATAAAGCTGCGGTCTTTCTTCAGGGCAAGCTCCTCGGTGCTGGCGTTCAGATCGGCAATAGAACCGTAGCGGCTGAAATTATCGCCTGCCGGGCCAGTGCGGCCATAGTCCTGCATCTCGGAGGTCTGAATCTTGTAAACCTTAATGGTATGTGCGCCCGTCCAGTCGAAATCCTGATTAGTCACAAGGCTGCGCTTGCTTTCGTTCTTGAACTGTTCATCGGTGTACGGTGCAAATTTTTCGGTAAGAGTAATCGCCATTATAAAGCGTCCTTTCGGTTATTTTTTGAGAAACGCTTTTCTGATCAGCTCGTTTTCGTCCGGTTCGCTTTTAGTGAACGGTGGGGTCGCAGCGTTTGCACCCTTGACCGTGAAAGTGTCGCCCATGTGGGGGAACGCTTCCAGCAGCTTGTCCGCCTGTGCTTTGAAGTTATCAAAGTTGGCAGTGTCCAGCACGTCCAGCAGCTTGGCAGGGTATCTCTTATCGCCTGCCACAAGCTCACGGCATTTCAGAGCCTGCTCCCGTGCGTCAAGGGCTTTTTCCCTGTCGGTGGTAGCCTGCTCTGTAGCGGCTTTGCTGCGCTCTCGTGCGAGCCGTTCGCTCACAATCTGATTGACCTGCTCTTGGGTAAAGAGCTTTTCCCCGGATTCCGTCTGGGTGGCGTTGGTGGTCTGCGTTTCGTTGATATTAGTATTTTCCATATAGGGGTTCCTTTCCGGCTTTACCGCTGCCGTAAGCGTATTTGTACCGCTGTGGGCTTCCACATAGGTACAGGGAAACGTTTACCGCCAGAAACAGCCTGCAAAGGAGATGCGCCGGAGGCTGCGCCTATGCACAAAAAACAGGCCCAAAGAAACGGTAAACGTTTCCCTGAGCCTGTGTAGCTTTACCTTTCGGCGGTACTCTTGTTTATAATATTATACCACAAGACGTTACTTTTTGCAAGTGGTTAAGTAGAATACATGAACGCCGCCCGGCGCGGTGCTGCTGTGCTGCCGTACATTGGGCAGATTTTGTAGCAGCTCGGCACGGACGCGCTCAAAGGCGGCGCGTTCTGCTTCGGTATATGAAACTTTAATTTTCACGGGCGCTCTCCTTCAATTAAAATCAATCAAGTCAAGGGATTCGGTCTTGATTTCATCCGTTAGCATTCGCAACATCTTCCCGTAATCCTCCGCATTGTATGGCAGGTATTCACTGTGTTCGGTCATAGCCACACCCAGAGCGTCAATAGTACAGGTAACCCAGTAAATGCGTTCTGCCCGGTCACGCGTTGATTTGTTTACGTTTTTGTCAGGACGGTTAAACATGGAAAGGCTCTCCTTTGCAAGCTAGTGTAAAAAATCATCAGCCCGTATAGCCGGATAGCACAGCTTTGTTTGTTACTTGTACTGGGTGATGATTTCCCGCGCACCGGCCACAAACGCAGCCATTTGGTCCGGGGTAAAGGTCAGCAGCATGGCTACTAAGCTTTCAATGGTTCCCGATTCTTTATCAATCATTGCAAGCACCCCCATTCTTCGCCGCTTGGCGACGTGCTTTTTCTTCCTCGCACAGTTCAAGCAGATATTCAAGCTCTTTTTTACTCATTTCGTCAAGAGCTGCATCAATGCTGTTCCCTGTTGCTGCTAACGAAAGAACCTTCACAATTTTAGTGTAGTCCATTTTAAATACCTCGCAAGCCCGTCAAGCCGTTAGCGCAGCTATGTATTTTATTCGATTATATTCAGTGCGACTGTGCGTGTCGGTTGTTCTACGATCTCGGTTTTGACCGTAACACAATACGTCCCACCCTGCACGGGTTTTGGTTCAACCGTGAGATATTGCGGGTCATGCTGCACGCTTTCGGTTGCAACGATGAAAACATTCTTGCCGTCAGGCTTTTTGGGGTTGTAAATCATTGCTTTTTTCCTCCTGTTTTGATACAATAATATGCGGTACATTTGCTCTGCTGAAGCTGTTTACCGCCTGCCGCCTGGGGTGTTGGTCGCACTCTGGGCGGCATTTGCTTTTTACAGTCGCAACGCTCGCCGGGGTCGAGATTCGCGCCGCAATAAGGGCAAGTCCAGAATTGCATCAAGACATATCCTCAATCAGCTGATCCATGTCCTCCAGTTCCTTGGTGTCCTCTGCGGTTTCTTCGCCCATAGCGCGGCGGATGCCGTGACCGATGAGAACGCCGAACAGGCGGGTTTGGGAAGAAATGCGGTCGGCAATCAGACCATCATCGTGAATCAGACCGCAATGGTCAATGTGCCAGCAGGCACAGTTTCCACGCTGGCAAAACGTGCCGCGCATAACGGGACAAATTTTCATATTTTCCATAGTATCGTTGTTTCCTTTCGTTGTTTGGTACAGATGTACGGATGTACACATAAAATCGCAACTTGTTCCTTATATATAAATTATTTTTTTCTTTTTTCTTTCTGTATAAGAGTAAATATTGATTTCTAAGTGTACAAGTGTACAGAGGTTGTTGTTATAGGCTTTTTCGGCTTTTTATCTGTACTGCTATCTGTGCAATGTGTACTATCCAGCCAAAGAGATGTAATTAAGAATTTTGATTCCTAAAAATCCCCTTGACCTTATACCATCACGGTTTGCAATGCTATTTGTTGCCCTTATATCCAGTTGCTTTGCGTTGCTTTTCAAGTAGTTGGACACAGTACGCTGTGCAAGAGGTTCTAACCCATTTACACTGCACCATTGCTGGTAGCCTGCATACAGTTCCCGGCTTGTAACACTGCCGTTACGGTCAAAGGTTACCCAGTCGGCGTCCTTTAAGAACGCAAGCAGGTTGAAGCTATCCTCTCGATAACGCTGTTCCTGCATCCGCTGCTTTTCGCTGGTGGTAAACTTCCAGCCGTTCCGCTTTAGGCGCTTCAAGCCGTCCAGCATCCAGCGAGCTACACCCGGCAGCTCGTCCTCAATGATTTTTTCTGCAAGCTGGGGGTCGTCCTCCCGGTTGGGGTCTCGCCCTTTGGTGGTCAGAATCAACCGCCGCCGAAAAGCGCCGTTGCTATGGTCATACAGCGAGTCGGTCAACTGATTCCCGAAGCACAGAATCCTGCAATACAGCTGTGCCGGGTATTGGTCACGGCCTTTGCGCTCAATCAAAATCGGAGTATTCGTGGTTACAACCTTTTTGACGGATGCACTCTCTTTCAGCGCTGCGGTAGGCAGGTCGTCGTCGATGAATAAGAGTTTGCCCTCCAGCCCGGCAAGACCGAAGCGTTCTTCCAGATCGTGAAGTCTGCCGGAGGTGGCAGCAGCGCCGAAAATTGACATTAGCACTTGCCCTGCAACGCTCTTTCCCTCGCCGCCATTGCCGATGATAAACAGCATCTTTTGCGCTCTCGTGGTGGGTATCATCGCATAGCCGCAAAACTCCTGAAAAGTCATAATATCTTCATGGTCAAGCAGGTCATCAAGATACTTAAACCACTTCACAGGGGGCGGCGGGTCTGGCTGATAGTCTACGGTCAGACGGTAGAACGTAAAGCCGCCGATTTCGGGATGATAGGTATTATCGGTCAGGTTATAGTATCCGAAACGGAAATACACCTTGTCCGGCTCTGCTGGCGGCGGGTTCATCTGACAACGGTTCTTTAAGGCTCCCAACAGTTCCCGCGTTTTGCGCTGAAGCTGGGTTGTCAGCGCTGTTTCGAGTTCTCGTTGGATTTCAGCGGCAACTTCATCGTCCGATACATAGCCTTGACTTGCCAGATACAGCCGCCCATTGATGCAGCGATAGCCCTTGCAGCTGTTGAACTCGTCCAGAAACAACCGCTCGTCAAGCCCGTCTTTCGTGAGCCAGCTTGGGATACTTCCCGCTGCTTTAGCGTTGCGGGTTTTCTCATAGGCCTTGAGCATCCGTTCATATTCCCGACTGGGAATACCTCTCTTCATTGCCGCCTGCTTGTGCATCCGAATTCTGCCTTGCAGCTCGAAGTCATCCGATGCGTTGAACGTTGCGGAAAATGCAGCATCCGACAGCACATTGTCAGCGGTAAAGTTTTCAAGGAAAGCCGGGAATCCTGTTGCCTTTTGCTCGCGTTCCTTTTTGGTCAAGCACCCACCCCCGAAAAGAAATACTTACCGTAGTCAGTCGGGGCAATGTCAAGCGCCTTGGCGAGCCGTTGCATCTCCCACGCATCGAACGGATACCTGCCCGACATACGGTTGACCATTGCGCTGGGGCTGATGCCCGCAATCTTGGCGGCTTCCTCTTGTGTCAGGTCGTGTTCCATAAACTTGACCCGAAGATTGAAAAATCTTTGTCGCATGGGTTACTCTCCTTTGCTTTCTAACAGGTCTGCCACGTCCACGCCCAGAGCGCGGGCAACGTGCCGAGCGCTGTTGTCGTTGACACTTTTTCCGCACCTCATAGCTGAAACCGTCATGCGAGAAACAAGGGCTTTTTCTGCCAGCGCCTTGACGGTCACGTCTTGCCGCGCCATTTCGGAAATCAGCTTCACTCGGTCAATACGCATATTTTGTTCACCTCACTTTCGCACAAGCATTAGCTTGTGCAATTATAATAGCACAAGCAACGGATTGTGTCAAGGCTAAAACACAATCTTTTTTGCTTGTGTTTTCCTTACATACGTGTTATTCTTATAAATAGAATAGGAGGAGACCGCATGACAACAGGTGAACTTATCAAGCAGGCAAGACAAAATTCAAAAATGACACAAAAAGAGCTTGCCGAAAAAGTCGGTGTTTCCTATCAGATGATTCAAGCGTGGGAAAATAACCGACGTAATCCAAAAACTGAAACACTAAAAAAAATAGCCGTTGCTCTTAATGTGCAATGGTTTGAGTTATACTCTGATGATCCTCATGAACAGTCAAGAGGCATTATATATGACATTTCAGACCGAGCGGGCATTTCAATACTCGACAAGGATGGTAATGTAATAAATCATCCTAAGAAAACTAACGCAAAGTGGGTTAAAACGCCAAGTGCGTTCTCAAAAATTGCTCAATTTAACTCTGAAAACGAAAAAGCGTTGTTTCTGTATACCAACTTGAATGAATCTGGCAGATATGAAGCTGCAAAGTTTTTTACAGAGCATTTAGATAAAGACAGTCTCCCGGAAGCAATTGCCTATCTACAGCAGTTGGTTGACACACCGCAATACCAAAAAAAAGACGAAGAATAGCCGCTATTTGCCGCTTTTTCGCGCTTTTAATGAAATTATACGTCTGCAACGTCAAGCCTGTTATAGCCCCTCTTTCGCGGGCTGACAGGCATAATAAAAGCCGTCTGCATTATCACAGACGGCGGGAAGGTGGTGTATTATGGGCAAGAGAACGAACACAGCGCAGTGGGTTGAGTCAACACAGCGTTGGCGGGTCAGTGTACAGAAAGACGGCGTGCGTAAGCAGTTTTACAGCAGCAAGCCAGGGCGCACAGGTCAGCGGGAGGCAAACGCAAAAGCCGATGCCTGGTTAGATGACGGTATAGCTGCCCGCGCCGGACGCGTTGAGGACGTTTGTAAAGCATGGCTGCATAATGTAGAGATCACTACCAGCAGCACGAACTACCGCCCATTAGAGAGCCGTTGGCGCTGCTGGGTGCTGCCTGTGCTGGGCAAAAAACGCATCAATGCTATTACAGATCAGGATTTACAGACGGTCATAAACAACGCCCATGTGGCAGGCAAGAGCAAGAAAACGCTTATGCTTCTTGCTGCCGATATGCGGTCATTCTGCAAATACTGCCGCAAGGCAAAGCTGTCTACCTATATGCCCGAAGACTTGACGATTCCGGCAGGCGCACGCTTCAAGGGCAAAAAGGTGCTGCAACCTACTGACATGGTAAAGCTGTTTAACACAGATACTACGACCTATAAAGGCGCTGTTGTCCGCGATCAGTTCATAAACGCTTACCGCTTTCAGGTACTTACAGGTCTGCGCCCCGGTGAGCTTGTAGGGCTGCGCTGGGCAGATATACACGGCAACACGGTCTTTCTGACCCGCTCCATCAATGTAGACGATGAAGAAACGCACGGCAAGAATGAGAACGCCGTCCGCTCGTTTGTCATGTCCGATGTGGCAAGGCGCGTGCTGGACGATCAACGCAGTCTCACAGGAGATGAAGAATCTGTGTTCTGCATCAAGTCAGAACAGTTCTATTATTACCGCTGGCGCATTTACTGCCGTGTCAATGAATTACAGGCAGTCAGCCCATACGAGCTGCGCCACACCTTTGTAAGCGTGGTAAAGACCTTACCAGCAGGAGAGGTCAAGCCGCTTGTAGGCCATAGCGCCGACATGGACACGTTCGGCGTGTACGGTCATGCCTTGACAGGGGATGCGGAGAACACCGCGCAGGCCGTCAACAGCGTGTTCTTGCGGGTACTGAAACAGGCGTAA